ACTTTTTTTAGTTGACATTCCTGGCCAACTGTGTATAATGCTATTAAGCTACTGAAAATAATCTAATGTTTAATACTTGTTTTTGATTCCATTAGACTTTGAAATAACTCTTCAAGCTCATCTGAGTCAAAGCTGGTCTCGCTTTCTGAAGAATATTTATGTACAAATTCATTGTAGTATTCTTCGGCCGTATCAGACGCTGTCTTACAGAACATTACATCGTCGAGATGTAGTATCACATTATTCTCTTGAGATAGGAGTAACCAAGACTTAGCATAAAATCCAAGATTAGGATCCATGTGAATGCTTACAGGCGTAGTAACTCTAAGAGCTTTATATCCGAGATTATCCTTAATAAATTCTGCAGGTCCTACAAGGTCTTCACCTGTTCTCAGTTTGATATGTTTCAGTTCCATGATTATCCTTTCAATTGGACATTATAGATCTTAAATTCAAATTGTTCAGCAGAGTAGATCTTTACTCTTTCCATAAAGTGTCTTACCGCAAAGTTCTTATGACTTTTCCATTGTAGGTCATCGACAATATCATAGAGTACCGCTTTGTCTTTACCATTACCTTTTCTCAGTACTCGTCCGATTGATTGTAAATTTCTTATTTTTGATTTGCTAGGAGAGGCGAAAATAATATTATCCAACCGCTTAATATTGACACCAGTGCTGAAAGGTACCATACGATGCAAGGATGATGTTATCACCTTGAACGTATGACCTCCTTTCTATTTTTGTTGGTTTCATTTAACTAATCCTGCTATTTTTCTAACTGAATGATATGATAAATTTGTTTTATTTACTGCTTCTGATATACTTTTATATTCTATATCATTTATAACAACTGGAACACTTTTTCTTCCGCCGCCTCTATTTTTCATTTTAGCTACATATTCAGGATCTTTCCATTTTTCCTTTATTTTTTCACTAGCTTCTTTTCTTTTGTTTGGACACTTATTAACAGTATTCATTTTTTTTGTAAACTGAGCTTTAAATTCAGTATTTGCATATCTTTTATGTAAATACTCACTATATCTTTGAGTGCCGTATACACAATTATAGTCTATCATATCTCGTGATTTTTTACTGCGTCTCTCTTCAGTCCAATATAATTTCATGGTTTTTGATTTCTTTTCCTTTACATGTAGAGGCTCTGAAATCCCCACGTTCCATGGTATTATTTTGTCTATATATTCTTCATCAATATATTCTTCTAAATTTTCATAATTAAAATCCATTGGCTCTAAGTCTAGAGCCTCTGATATCGGGTCATAAATAGTCATGCTGGAACTCCTCTGTTGTTCTAGAGTAGGTGGGGATTCTTGGCGGTCTCCCGTGACCTACATAACTATTTATATTAATTATTTATTTCTACTGGTGTTAATATAAGATTTTAACCAAGTGTTTGATATATCATCATTTTCTGTTATATTAGAAGCAGATTTAATTTGCCCATTGCTGAGCATTATTTTTTCGTTATCATTCAATTCTACTTTGTTTTTTCCAAACCACAAAACAACCTTATTTTCATCAGGCTGATCTACAGTACGACGAACATCTTCCCGATCCTCTGACTTAACACCTCCGTGTATGAAATGGATGTTCTTTCCGTCTTTTTGAAGCATAGGCTCCAATACTTTACCATGTTTTTCCACAAACTGAAACAGTATAAGAGTATTCCCAGGCAATGACCAAGCCAAGTTTCGTATAAACTTATTTCTCGACTCATTCTTTACAATCCAATCAATCTCTTCTTGGTAGTTCTTATTTTTATTTATCTTCCGTGTCTCGTCAGGATATTGGAGTGATATAGCCTTGATTTTAAAATCAGCAAGTGTATTATCATCAATAAGCTTTTTGGTCTGAGTTACTTGATATACAGGTCCAAATAATCCGGTAAGGACAAGCTCATGGGTCTGTGATTCATCGAGTGTACCGGTAAATCCATATCGATACTTTGCTTCAGGCATTTTTTCGAGAATTTTTGTAATTGACTTAGCTTTTGCGAGGTGCGCTTCATCTACTAATACAGCATCAAATTTATCGAAGTAAGACTTTGGCATCTTAAACAGTGATTGCCAAGTTGAGATAGTATAGTCTGCATCAACGTTTTTATCAGCACCACCCTGAATCTTATGTATATCTAATGGTCGATTCTTATTATATTCTAAAAAGTCTGACGCCATTTGAGATACGAGTGAAGTCGTTGGTACGATAATGAGGACTCGTCGCTGATGTTCAACGTGGTATCTGGATAAGAGGTATATGATAAGCGACTTACCTGAGGCGGTAGGACTGAGTAGTAGTGATCGTTCGCTTCGAAGTGCATGGACAACGGCTCTGTTTTGATAGTCTCTTGGCTTAAACGCTGAGTCAAATTGACTGGCGAGAGCGTTACCATATTCTTCATCATATGTTTCTTCATTCTTTAATTCTCCATCTAATTCAAGTTCGTATTCCCTTTGCTGACAAAACTTAGCAATATATCCAACAAGTCCGGCATAGATTTATCCAGTCATAGTATTGAGAAGTCTTATCTTACCATCCCATACACGGTTACGGTAAGAGGGCATAAATTTGTAACCAGGCACATAGAACTCGAAGTAGCCCGACATTTCCATTTTAATGCCAGGATCTGCGTGTACCCTTATGTGTATCTCATTGACCTTCTCAATATATACCTTATTACTCATAATGCTCCAGTTCTAAACTTTTCCCAATCCACTATGTTTTTCAAGTAGAAGTTCCGATTATTAATTTGTCTAGTAATTGATTCGAGATATTCTACGATTGCTTCTTGCATCCCGATCTTAAGACTCATGTTAATGACATCATCATCTGCTTCAAGATATGTCGGAATGTCTTGTCGTAGAATTTTAAGTGGCTGAGGTGACCAACCATATTGCTTGAGTTCTTCGATGTCAAGCTCACCTTTGTAATATTCTGTCTTGAGTTTAAGAAGCTTCTTATAGTCTGCTTTATACTTCTTAAGCTTCAAACCCTCTTTAACATACCATTGAAAGTATTTATTATGTAGCTTCGGGATGCGAGATGATTCTCCGGAAATGTTAGTTTCATCAATCTCACCATCTTTTGCCCATTCGGCGTGAATATCTTCTAAAATCATGATCTACCTCCATATATCGCAGTCTAGCAATTATAAAACATAATAGATCAAATGTCAACTAGTACTCATCACCTCAATATCATATGATCCAATCTGAAATGTTACGCTTGCTGGTACATAATCAATATCAGGAGTTGTAGTATCTAAATCAACATTGCTTAGGTTAATAGGAAAAATATCCTTAAGTTTATATAGAACATTTGGATTACGACCACTGCTCATTACAAGCAACGTTGCATCAGAATAAATACCATCCTGAGAATTATCTAGATTTGCAAACTGTTCAAAGTTATCAGGAAATGCTAAACCTACCATCCAGCTATAGATTTCCATATAGTTATCCATATTCTCGTTAACACGAAACTCTACAGTAAATTGATCATATAGAAGTTTATCACCTGTAAAATACAGATTCTTGAATGGCGTACTTTGTTCTATAGGATTAATTGAAACACCTGGTAAGGAAGCACGTTGTGTGAAGAACGTAACAAACGGAAGTCTCTGGATTACAAATCGAAACTCTACCGGTGAAAGATAATTTTGTTTGATATTCTGTACCATCAATAGATCCTTAATGATTTATATGACTATTTATAGTGTAAAAAAAAGAAGGGCCCGAAGGCCCTTCCAGTTGTCTGGTTAAATCCAGATTTATTTACAGGATATTCTGTACGAGTGTTCTTCTGTAGTAAACGTTCGCACCTGCTTCAAGAGTACCGTCGGATGCAGTTGCACCTTTGGAGAATGGGTTCGCAATCATGCCGTAACGGGTTTTGAAGCCGATTTTTGGCTGGAAGCTGTTCTCACCAACTGCACGAACCATCTGTAGTGGAACGTATGGGCAGTAGAAGAGACCTGCGTCGAATGCACTGGAGCCTTTATAACCAACAACCATGTAGTTACCGCCCGCATATGGGTCGATGTATACACGGAAGCGACCATTTAGAACACCTGCGAAGGTATTACCCGTGTCGTCAACGTTCAGGTTGTTGCTGTTAAGCGCTGGGGTGTAATCAAGAACACCAGCCATCTGAAGAGCAGAAGCAACGTCGGAGGAACATACGATGATGTTACCCTTACCACGTCTGGTCTCTTTTGCGATCTGGTTCGCTTCACGTTCAATTTGGAACATAAGACCTTTGAACTTCTCAACGCTCCAACGACCGTTTGCATCAACGTCTAGATCGAAAGTACCTGCAGATGCAGTACCTGTCTGAGAACCAGCTTTAGCAGTGTTGTAAACTGTGCGGACAACCTCACGGTTGATTTCTGCAAGAACCTCAGAAGTAAGGATGTTTGCAAGCTCAGTTTCTGCGTCTAGACCATGGATAGCCTTAAGGTCTTGTGCAAGCTCTGTTGTGTACTCTGCTTTAAGCGCACGGCTCTTTGCAGTAACAGATACTTTGTCGATTTCAAACGCCATTTCGTTGAATTCGGAACCAGATGAACCAAGAGCTTCAGCTTGAGATGTTGAAAGACCAACACCGTTGTTAGCAGTAGCTGCTGTACCAGGAGTACCTTCGTGGCTACCAGTACCGGAGAAGTCTGTCTCTGCTTCGTTGTAGAATGCTTCTTCCCATGTTGCAGTATTTGCAGGATCAATAGCATACTTAGAACGCATTGCAAAGATAAGACCGGTTGGTCCTGTCATTGGCTGAACGCCAGCAAGGTCATAAGCAATAAGGTTTGGCATAGAACGACGAACAAGGCTGATAAGAACCGGATCGTAGTTGTCAACCTGACCTGCAGTGACGGAGTTTGTTGGCTCTTCGTTTAGAAGGCTGGAAGTGCTCCATGCGCCACCTTCACGAAGTGCGACCTCTGTGTTCTCAAGAAGCTGAGCTGTTACGCTGCGCTTGTGAGAGTCTTCGATCGAACCAAGGTCAGCATGCTCAAGAACAGGCTGCCACTTTTCGTTTAAAGATTCAATAGACATTTGTTATTATCTCCTTTTAAGGTTTGTCTAAGATTATTTATAATATCATTACTTTCTAAGAGTTTTCGAAATCGCAGCTGCATACTTTGCAACATTAGGATCAACATACTGAGTATCAGAAGCTTCTTCTTCGATTGGATCGATTTCTTCAGCTTCTTCAGTAAGTGTTTTACCACCAAAGTAATTTTCCTTGATGATTTCAACTTTAGACTTGTAACCATCGATGTCGTCAAAATCGACACCTTCAGCAAGCTTAGCAAGCTTTTCACGCTGAGTATCAGTTAGTCCTTCGCTGATATCTTCAAAAACATCCTGCTTGTGAGCTTCGGCTAAAGCCTTACGAAGTTCGATTGTTTCATTAACCGCTTCGTTAAGTTCTTCATCTTTGCTTTCAAGCTGTTCAGCCATTTCAGCATATGCATCGACTTTGTCCTCAGGAACTTCGATGCTATGCTCGACAAATAGGTCATGAAGACCCGACATGAATGATTCTGCCATCTCGGTACGGATACCATTTTCGACAGCAAGTTCATTCTCTTCCATCCACTTCTCAACAACATAATCTAGGTAGGAATCTACGTTTTCTACAAGCTCATTAACTGCGGCAGTTGCCTGCTCTTCTAGCTGAGCTTCAAACTCTTCTTCTAATCTTTCAACTTCTTCTTGAAGCTTAGTATTAACCGCCGCTTCAAAAACAACTGATGCTTTTTCTTTAAAGTCTTCGGAAAGATCTTGACCAGCAAACATCTCTTCTACAGACTCTTTCATGCCGTTTTTATCGGCTTTACGAGCAGGTGCTTTTTTACCTGTAGGACCTTCAGCTGCAGATTTATCGGATGCAGAAGGACCACCCATAGGTGTCTTTACATCGTCTTCAATCTCGTCGGCATTAGGGTCAACTTTCTTGCTCATGTCAGCCCTACGATTCTTTTTCATCGGGCTTCCGCCAGCTGGTGTAACTGGATCCATTGTGGATGAGTTTTCACCAGTTGCCTTAACTTCGTCTAACTGTTCAAATTCTTGATCAGACATTAGATATCTCCTTTTAGAATAATAATCTGTTTTATTTATAATTTCACAACTTTATGTAAGAGACTTAAGAAACTTGTTAAAGAGAGTGTAAGCCTGCTCTTCGATTTCTTGTTGGCTCATACCTTTGACTTCTTGTTCGATTTCATCAAACGTATTTTGCGCTCTCCAGGTTTGTTCTGCGACATCATAAACCCAGTCAACACCTTCCATAATACCCTGTACAAAGGCATCAGGAGCAGAAGGATCAGCTACAATATCACCAGCTGTTGCTAGCATAAAGTCGCCTTGAACTTCCATGATACCTTTTTTATTCTTTTTAAGAGAGCCCATACCACGTGAAGAAATACCAAGCTGAGCACCTTCATCAATAAGATTCTTTACAATCTTACCCATCGGAGTATCCATTACCTTCGCTCTACCCATAATGTTGTTACCTTCTTGACGAAGTTCTGTAAACATATGAGATACACGATCGAGATTAATTGTAGGACCATCCGGATGACCAAGTTCACCGTAAGCACGCTTTTTATCTACATAGTTTTCATTGTAGCGCCCCATTTCAGTAACAAGAACTTGAGAAGGATATACACGACCATTACGATTTTTAATATCGCCCTGCATGATAATACCTTCAATAAAGTAGTTCTTCTGGCCATCTTCTTTGGCTTCAGTAATGTAATGAACTTCTTCGTTGATTTCTTTGATCAGCTTCATTTGGTTATTCCTTATGTGTTATATGAAACTGGCGTGCAAGAGACAGAAACATCGGCGGCAATAGTGTCAGTAGGATTCTTTTCGACATACTCGACAGATCCAGCAGGCATAACGAATGTGCCAAGAGTGGTAGGAGTATCATCAGCCACAGTGATTGTTGTTTCTGCTGTCGCATAGATCCGTACAAGCTTCGAATTACTTACGGTATTAGCCGTAGTAACGTCTGTGGCAGTACCTTTTACTTTAATAATGCTTGGCATTACATTGCCTCCTTAGCGAACTTAAGAACCTTATCAAAGCCAGATTTATTCTTCATCATCTCTTCTTCCATACGCTTTTTGTTGGAAGAGTTTAGTTCGTTGAAAAGTTCGTTAACAGCTTCAGCTTCTTCTTTTGAAAGCTTTACGTTAGAACCATCCTTGAGTTTCATTGAACCCATTTTAAATGCTTCATCAAGTTCGACTTCTTCTTTTGTGAGACGATCGGTTGCCTTTTCGATGCCGGCTGCTCTATTACCAGCCTTTCTGTAATGATAATCAGCTAGACTTTGGTGCTTTTTCTTTGATTCTTTTTCAAAAGGACCGCTGGATTTATTTCTTTTATTTGAATGGTACTGCGTCCTACTACCTCTTGAATATAGATCTGAACTGGCCTTTTTGACATATGACCCAAGAGTCTTCTTGGAAATCTCGTCTATCTGTTCGACTTCTTCACCCATAGGATTCATATCGGACATTTTAGCAGACATCATGCGCTTGTCGCCTTCGATGTATGCATGAAGACCTTGCATCTGGCCGTGTACGTGAGCTAATTTATTCTGGAACCATTCTTCTGGATCAACACCCATTCCGGCATATTCTTTGATCTCTTCAGCTGCATAGCAGATGAATTCAAGCTGACGCATCATCATCGGAACTTCTTCAAAAGGATCTTCGGCTAGGTCTTGACCAGAGAACATCTCTTTAAAAGACTTCTTCTTTTTCTTCTTTTCCTCGTCCTTCGAAGCATGCACTGCTTTACGCTGAGCATCAGATGTGTAGCCTTCATAAACCTCGGCATCCTTACCTTTTTCATAAGAAGCTTTCTTGGTCTTATCTTTTTTCATGTCACTCGTAAACTGCTCTTCTTCAGCAGCTGGGTGATCGTACTTAGCAGTCACATGCTTAGCTTTAAAACGCTTTTCGTCACCACCCTTTGGTTCGGCAACTTCGCTGATGATGTCTTTAAAGGTCTTCATCTGTAGGTTCCTCTATATCTACTTGGTCTAATTCTTCTGAATCACCATTCGGCTCTACGTCAGCTTCATCGCCTTCGGAACCATACATACTCTGAGCAATCTCTTCTCTTCGTGCATCAATAGCATCAGCCATCTTTTGCTGAATAACATCATTAAAAGCGTGTTCAACATCTTGTGGCTTTTTATCAAAAGCATTCTGAATAATATCTGTTACATTCATGTTAGGTAGTGCCATGATTAATTTCCTCCAATATCATTATTATTTATATCATCATCATTTTCGTCTGGTTCTTCTTCAATCTGCTTATCCATTGTTTCAATGTCTTCATCAGATTGTTGAAGAATGTTTTTTCGAACCCATTCACGTGAAAAGTAAACACCAACATAGTCTTCTAGATCACGCAGGGTTTGCATTCTTTCACGTAGGATTTCTGATTGCTTAAGCTCTTCATAATGGTTGTCTTGCTGGAAATCATAACGGATCTTATTCTTAATCTCTTTAAACTCGCTTATAGTCATAACGTTTTTAAGAACGAGTTGCTTCTCAAGAATCTCATCAAACAGGATAGAAAATCTTATGCGAAGTCTTTGAATAAACTTAGCAAACTTTACTTCGTCTCTTGAAATTTCAGATGCACGGCCAAGCGAGAATCCAGCCTCTGGTTCTAATCGAGAAATAGGAACATTCAGTGCTTTATAAAGATTCTTTTGGAAGTAAAGTACATCATCCATCTCACCAAGGTTTTGTCCACCCGGCAAAGTTGTGATTTCTGTGCCACGACCACCTTCACGACGAGGTAGCCAAAAATCTTCCATCATTGTCATATGGCGACGATCATCACGTATCTCACCGGATGATGCATCATATACAAGACGATTCTTATGTTTAACCATCATATCACGAAGATATTGTTCTGCTTTCATCTTCGGAAGGTTGCCGACATCGATATAGAATACACGACGTTCAGGCGCACGCGCCAGACGATAGATTACGGCAGCGTCTTCAAGCATGCGAAGCTGATTGTGTGGTTTAATTGCTTTGTGAAGGTGTGAAAGAACAAGACTATTGGTCTCGTTTAACATGCCTGATGTTACTTCAATGATAGAATCCTTAGCAATACGAACACCTTTAACCGAAGCATAATCAGCAGTAGCATTCGTATTTTTATTATTGAGGAAACCTTTATCGTTGAAGATCCAATACTCGTTTTTAACCTTCTTGAAAGTAGCATCGAGTTGATTGTCTCGGGTCTTAGCTACTTCTTTAATCTTACGAAGTTTACGAGGATCTACATAACGCAGTTCTTGTATGCCTTCTTTAATATTGTCTTCATCAATAATAGCATGATATCTTAATCTACCGTCTACATAGAAACGGTTAAAAATGTCATAGCCTCTATTTGAAAAATCGAGCATCTCAAGAGCTGCTTGAAACTCTTCTGAGACTCTCTTTTTAATAGAGTCGGATAATTCTGTTTCGTCTAGATTGATATCAACAACTTTGCGGTCGTCAGATATAATAATAGATTCGTTAACAACATCTTCAATGGCTTTAGCAACTTCGGGGTGTTGCTCCATTTGTCTATATTTGTTAATTAACTCTGCTTCATTCTTTGCAGCACCATCCATATCAACGTAGGATGTACCAAAGAATCCGCCTGTGCCGGCAGCTGTAACAGAAACAGCACCATCGTCATCGTCTTTTTCGACGAACGACTTAAGCTCTTCCTCTTCTGGTTTAGTAATTTGGAAACCAAAAATCTTCATTAAATAATCCTTTTACATTAGAGTGGCGGGAGGAGACTCCCGCCTTCTAACACTATTTATTATTGGCCACCAGCATTGCCTGTGATACCACCACTTACGTTCCACCAATCGTATTGGAATGTTACAGTAAATTCTTCAAGTGTGTCGTTGGAATCCCAATCCATAGCAATTTCTGATACGTTAGTTGGGAAAAGACCGTTGAAGTTGTAGGTACGAAGAATTGAACCATCCTTACCATACTGCTGCACGGTTGCCTGTGATTTGTAAGCAGAAGGAGCAGATGTACCAAAAGCATTGGTGTTTTGCTGATGAAGGTTAATCGAGTTGCTCCATTCTTCCATTGCATTACGAATAAGGAAGTCTTCGTCGTTAAGAATAGTTACTGCCCACTCGTCAAATGTACGGTCACCAGCTACTTTAATCTTACGACCAAAGTATCCAACCTCGATTGTACCAAGGTTAGAGGTAGGAAGTGCTGCTGCCTTACACATGAAAGGAACCTTCAGATCGCCAGCATTGTTTGCAGGGTTAGTGATCTGAACTTGGAAGAGCGTTGGACGCGCTCCTCCACCTGTTAATTGTGATCTGATTTCGTTAATGTTGAAAGCCATATCTATATCTCCTTGTTTCTTTTATTTATTAGAAGCGGCCAACAATTTCTTCAAACTCAACACCGGTGCGAACTGCAACGAAGTTAAGCTGAATGAAGTTGATTGCTCTTGCAGGTTTGATATAGATGTCTCCAACAAATTCGTTACGATCAATGATCTCCGGTGTGTTGTTTGTAGCATCACATACAACTCTGAAATCATAAATACCACGTCTACCTTCAACATCTCTAAGGAATGGCTCTACAAGATTAACAAATTGTGCTCTTGTAAATTCATCATTGAATTCGAACAACGTAGACTTAGCAGCGATCGCAATTGCTTTTTCTAGAACGATGAAGAGACGACGTACGTTGATTCTGTCGAATGCAGAAGGACGTGCAAGAAGCGTCTTATCACCAAATAGAAGTGTACCTTGACCTGCTTGAGTGATAACCGGATTGATGCCTTTCTTATAAAGCTGATCACGTTCTGTTTTGTTTGGATTGAATGCTAGTTTAATAACATTCTTCATGATACCACGGTTATAACCTGCTGGTGAGAACCATGGGTCACGCGTGTCGTCTGTACGAACACAAAGACCTGCGGTGTCGCCGTTTAGTGGTGTGTAAACGTAACGATCGTTGTACTTATCGTAGCGATACTTGTAACCAGTATCCATCACACCGTAAGAAGAGGATGTAATGTTATCTCTAAAGTCAATAGTAGCACTAACTTCAGAACCTGGATTGTTAACAACATCGGTATATGCTGGTGATACGAAAGCGATACAATCTTTACGGAACTCACAAATGTTCTGAATTACGTAGTTTGCAAGTTCAGCATCGTTTGTTTCTCCGCGAGCTTTACCTAAGACGATAAGAGAAACGTCTACGTTCTCTGCATGCTTGTAAAGATCATAACCTGCACGAAGCTCTGACTGACTGATTGTACTTTCATTGGAGCCGTCTGTACCGTCAATAAGATCGGAAAGAAACTCTGATACTTCGCTGGTGAAGTATGTAGGCAGCGCGGTAGCAAAATCAGCTGTCGCTATAATAAAACGCGATGTCTGATCTAGAACATCTGGAAGATAGTTGTTCGTACCGTCTTCTGTCTGCGCGCCAGCTGTTAGTGATACGTTTTCATAACGCTCAATAATTGTGTTTGCGGTGCCGGTGAATGTTCCATCTGTGTCGACAACCGCTACATGAACGTGAGTGTTTGACTCAGGTGCCTCATCAAAGAAAATCTCGTATGATGAGTTAGCGTATGTTGTTTCGTTGACCATGCTAACACGAAGTGAGTTACCTGCCTCACCGGGGTAAAGTGCTGTAAGCTGATCTAGGTCCGCAGCAATAGATGTATCGGCGTCGGATACTGCGGTGTTACCATCAGAAACACGTGTCACATAAAGCGCATTACCATACGAAAGAAAGTCTGCAGCTGTGAAAAATGTTTCGGTGTTGTATCCTGTTTTTGGCTCACCAAAACGACGAACAAGATCAACCTCAGAAGAGATTAAGATTGTTTCGCCAGTTGGGCCCCAAGAAAAGACACCTGCAATTGCACCCTCAGTTGTAGAAACTGCTGGAACAACTGTGGTTAAGTCGATCTCAGAGATATTTACGCCAGGACTAACTTGAAATCCCATTTTCGATTCTCCTTTTGTGAATTATGAATATTATAAAAACTCATCTATTTCTTAGATTATTTATAAAAACCATTATTTACCAACCCATCCAGCTATCTTGAGATATGCTATGTGGAATAATGGTTTCTTCTTCTTCTTGACCATCATCATAAAACCCAAAAGGTGTTAAATCTTCCATCATTTGGTCTTCACTTCTTTCACGCAAGGCGGCTAATGTATTAATGTCAGTGAGATCTTTAAAGAAAGGTTGGTCTGCTAACCAACCATAAAGAACAAGACCCATTACTAAGTCATCGTGACAACCTGATTCGGCCTCATAAGAATTGCCTTTACGAGAAAAAGTAGAGAGTTCTTGAATTGTGTTAAAGTCATTAACGATAAGCTGATTCTGTTCAACAAGCATTTTAAGCATATTACAACCAATCGCCTTTACGCTCTTAGTTGTTCGAATACCTTTATCGACACTTTTACCAAAACCACCAGAAATACGTTTGCCGCTTCGACCAGCAGACTCAGTAAAGAGTAATCCCTCTACTTCAAATTCATTATGTAAAACATCTGAAACCTGATCGCCTATATCATTTATTTCAACAAGAATTAAAGCTTCATTATAGCTCTTTGTAGTTCTCCAAATGATTTCAGCATATTCTATAGGCCCAATCATATTATCTCTAAAGGTGCATACCTGTTTGTAAGGCATTTCTGTGGAATCAATGATATGAAATGCCGAATAGTCCAGTCCCTTGCCTCTTGACACGTCAGCTATACAGACATACGTATGACCTTTCTTTGGTTCTTCATACATCGCAAGACCACTTTTTTCTTGTAGTGGTACCTTAAACGAAAGTTCTTTAAGCTTCGAACCAATGATAAGAGTGCCGGAGCTACCCAAAAAGGCGCATTCGAATTCCTGCGCAAATTTTTCAGCATCATGGTCCATACCCTGAAGAGTTTCTTCTTTCCATTTATCATCACGACCTGGAACTCTCCACCAGGGAACCTCGATGTAGATATAACCATTTCTTTTTTCTTTAGCACCTTCGCATGTCTTATAGAAGTGATTCAAACCCTTCGGTGTAGAAGTAAATAGAACTTTAGTTGTATTACCAGAAGAAATTGTCGGAAACACCGAAGCAAAGAACTCGTCCCAGTTTTCGACGAATGCAGTCTCATCGATGTATAGGAAAGAGATAGATTTACCACGAATACCTGAAGATGATGTAGCTGCAGCAATAATCTTACAACCGTTTTCAAAAGCAACCGAACCTTTATTCCATTCAATTACACCTTGTTGTAGCCAAGTAGGAAGAGCTTCATAAGCAATCTGAATACGATCGAGAATCTCACGAGCAGCTTCGCCTTTGTTAGCGAGAAGAGCAACAGTTTTATGATCATTAAAGATTATATAATGTAGAATCACGGCAACAGCCGTAGTGGTTTTACCGGCCTGTCTTGATGTATTAACAACAACTCTTCGACTATTTGTAATCGCTTCACATATTTCTTTTTGGTAATCATACATTTGAATAGGAATAAGTCCGTGATCAACGTGTACGATTTGAATATATTTTTCGGCAAAGTAGATAGGATCGTTAGCGCACTTTATCCATTCCTGAATCATATCAGGAGTGAATTCTATCTGAGAGTTCTTACCCTTAAGATTGCTATTACCGTTATAGCCACGATTACCACGATTAGCTACTACCGTCATTTTTCATATCCTTTAGTACCTTCTGCAACTCGGCAGTAGATCCAACAAACAAGTTTTGATTAGTTACTTGTTGATCTTTAGGCTCATCTTTCTTTTGTTTCTTATCAGAAAGATCCACAAGGTCTTTGTTGGCTTCCATTACGGTTTTCATAATGGTAGAGACCACTTCATAGGCGCGCGGGTGTTCACTTGCCTGCGCTACTCGAAGCATGTCTTCAAGAGCCTCTGTGCCTTTTTCAATTACATTGTAGAAATTTTCCCGAGCATATGTGAAATCATTCTCTGCATCGGTCGGTACGTCTGGTTTCTCGACTACTTCGGGTTCATATACTTCATCGAGAGGAACCATGTCCAGTGATTCATCTATTTTTTTATTCATGTACTATCTATGATTGTCACAATATAGTCCCAATCATCCTCTCCATTAATATCAGCATAAGGTACGGTTTGATCAATATCAGTTGTCGGTTCACCATTCGCGGTTAAACCTGGTTGAACGTTAACAGATTCGAAGGCATCATTTGCGGTTAATGAGTCATAAGTGTTAACAGTCGAGAACTTAATAACCTTTTTATCGGTAGTCGGACCAAAATACCAGCCCTTCATGGTAAAACTTAAGGTCCAAATAAGTGCTCGTCTTTCCTCAAACGATCCTTCGTATGTGTCCTCTGTGCTAATAGAGTTTAACACAATCGGAACATCCATGTATTGTTCTAAATCATCTATAAGCTTTACAGAAGGAGTAAATTCTGGTTTAAAGAACGGTAGAATCTGCTCTATAATCTTTGTGCCATCTTCCATATACTTGGTCATAATTGAAAGTTCGAACTCGATGTTATATGGTGTTGGGCTCAGTGCGGTCTTATAAGAACCATCATCTGTAGCAATAGAAACAGAATTACGGAACGAACTTGTAAGCTTACGCTCACCATCATAATTCATTCCAACAATCTCAAATGAGATACGAGGAAGAAGCATGGCCGGTGCGTCTAGATTGGGATCCTGTTCAAGCTTAGCAAGAAACTTTTGCATAGGCCCATAAGCGATCGGCACCTTAATTCTTTGTTTTATATCACCGCTATTGTCACGACGGTATACTACAAGATCATTGAATAACGATCCCATAATAGACACGTAGCGGCGAGTTGTTTCGTTATAAAATCGATTACCAAAAATTTTTCCATCCTCCAAAGATAAATAACATTGTTGTTTATAAATATATTTATATGGTTCGCGGGACCCCCATCCCCAACCAATCTAGAAACACTATCGGAGATTTCCAGCTATGTCTATTTATGAACCTTACACTTATCTTATTGGGTGGTCCAACCTCAACAAGTATTACTATGGGGTGCGTTATGCTAAAGATTGCCATCCTGACGACTTTTGGGCCAATTATTTTACTTCTTCCAAATACGTGGAACAGCTAAGAGAAGATGTGGGTGAACCGGATGTGATTCAGATCCGCAAAACGTTTAACTGTCCTGATAAAGCTAGAGAATGGGAATTCAAGGTAATACAAAAAATGAAACTCCATCAGGATCAAAGATTCTTAAATCAATGCGCCTACCCCGCGATGTCTCATGAAATTATGTCTACCAGAACGCCGTGGAATAAAAATAAAAAGGGTCTTTATGCACATTCAGATGAGTCCAGAAGAAAAATAAGTGAAAACCAAAAAGGTGTACCTAAACCCGGAACTTCAAAAGCTATGTTAGGTAACAAGAAGACTGAGGGTTGGAAGTGGTATACAAACGGAGAAAAATCTATGATTTTATCTCCAGAAGCAATTATTCCGGACGGCTATAAGCCAGGTAGATTAGATTACCTGAAAGGCAAAACGAAAGGACGAAAAAAATCAGAAAAAACAAAAAGAAAATTTAGTAAAGCTGCTAAAGAAAGATCTAAAAGAAGATTGTGTTGCGTAAAATGCAGAAAAGAACTACCCTCAAATAGTTTAGGATCTCATAATAGATTTTGCAATTAACTTGTTTACTTACCAGTTATCCTCACCAAATGGATTATTCTCCGAAAAGTCAAGTATAACATCAGCTTCTTGTTCAATTGTTTGATTATCTGCAAATGCATCGACAGAATCTACATTAGCAAATGCATTGTTAGAGGTGATATTATAATCCTGCCAACGAGTGTCAATCTCTTCAATACCTGTCTGGAATCTTTCACCGGAGAATTCAAATAGCTCTACTCTAAGATCATATGTTTGAAGACTACCCATCTGATAGAAGATGGCTTCGTGTTCGACGTGCATAATTTCAAACATCTTATTGTTAAGAGGGAAGTAGATTACATCACCTTCATTTGGTCTCACTTCTTCATTATAATAACCGACCTCTGCATTGAATGTGCGAATCGCAATTGTTAGAGTCATGCTATCACGAATCTGCAGACCAAACTTAGAAAGGAAATCACCCTCACCCTCAAAACTATCAATGTTACGAATATACATTTCGACAAGATAAGCATCATTAAATGTTGATAGATCATCTTCATTTAAGAGATCATCTTTGGCTTCAAGTTTACGAGGCATGTAATACACTTCGATGCCATGGATCTTAATAGACTCAATGATCAGGTTCTCAATAAGCTGCTGCTCTTGAGAATTGGAAAAGTTTTCGAAGTAAAAATTACGGGCCACGTTATTGTCCTTTTTAATTATAAAGTATTTATACTGTTTTTAGTTTACAATTATCAAAGTGCCAACGCGGCATTACAATTGGATTTCCTGTTTTCTTACAGTGTGGACAAGTTACATTTTCTCTTTTGTTTCTTTTATTCGCTTCCGATAATTTTCTACTAATTTCACGTTTTTGTTCATCAGATTTATTAGCATGCATTTTCTTTGCTTTATCTGAATAGTACTGTTTACGTTCTTCTTCTGTAAGTTTTTTCCATCTATCTTCTACTGGAAACTTTTTAGCCATAGTTTCCTTCATAGACTTTCTTCGCTTTTCAATTACATTAGGATCAGAACTTTTATTATCTCTATTCTTTAAGCCTTCTTCATATTTTTTACGAACATCTGGGCGCTGCATAGCTTTTTTAGTTTTATGACTAATTTTTTCACTTATTGTTTTTACATTTTCAGGATAAGCTGCCCAATGCTGTGTTGTGAATAGTATATTATAATATCTATCTTTATTTTTTTCTGCTAATTTTAACCATTTATTTTCAGACTCATAAAGCTTAGCTCTATCTTCATATATTACATCAACAATTCTTCTTTTAAAATCATGTGGTCTTCTACGATAGGCCTGTCTCATCAATCTAGAACTGCAAATATATCCATCATCTTCAGTTCCCCAATGCGAACCGATATAATATCTTTTATGCTTTCGATCATACCAGATATATACAAATCCATACTTTTCTTGTTGCATATCATACTCCTGTTAACAACTTACAGAAGTATTTATATAAAGTGATACCTCTAGCCGATCATATCAGTAACAGGTAAGGAATAACTCGTAATCATATCTTCTTCAAGCTTATCAATCTCTTGCTGAGCATCTTGAAGGATCTGCATGCCATTAAAGGTTACTCCGCCTGGAAGTTGCATACCTTCGAATTTGGTCAAATTTGTCCCCCACTGATATTTTATCTTAGCTGATGCATAGTTCTGTAGCCAACGATCTTTCCACATATCCTGATAAGTGTTTGGATCAAGAACTTGATAAGCCTCGGCAATAATGAAACTACCTACATCTACCTTACCCCAATCCATATCAACATGAAGTTTATTCACATGTCGATTGTATCTAATAGGCTGCTTACCTACTAGCACCTCTTCAAGGAATTGAATGTGCTGCATCGCAAGATAGTAGTTGCTGAGATTGTAGTTACTCAGATCATAAATCTCGTTTAATGCAAACTGATAACGAATGTTAAAAAGATTGTTAGTGGAAAGAGAATCACCGATATCAAAGATGTTAATCACACCGATGATGTTC